ATAATCTATAAGTTGATTTGGGAAAAGTGCATTAACCGTAAAGTCTCTAACTTTAAAATTTGGACTTAATTGAAAATCATAATCCCCATTCCATATTGTACAGCTAACCGGAGTACCATCGCCGCCGGGCGGTTTCTTGTCGTCTGTCTGCTCCGCAGGAAGTGGAATTGGTGTAGGTGGGGTTGTTTGTACGGGCGGTGGAATTTGTACGCCTGTTGTATTTCTATTATTATTACCATTGGCTATATTTTCGTCATATCCATCCTGAACAGGGTCGCCCTGATCTCCACTTACTTTTAGCAATTCTTTTGCATTTTCAAAATCACTTGTAGACATAGTGACTCCGCCTACTACAATTGTTGGTGCTGCGCAACTCATATTTTATCCTGCAGGAAATTTCTTGTCGCAACCATTAGGGTCGACATTTTGTACAATCATTGTTACTATGTTTGGCCCGCGCCGGCCAACCTGAGAAAACCATTTTGAATTTCTTAATTCAGTTCCGGCAGCGTTGTAGTCAGTTGCCTTCATAGCCGATAAAAAGTTCCTAAATCCCGATAATCTTCTTTCACCCATATTATAACAAAGATCAGCACAGGCTCTTTTTCTTACATCGGATAACTTATCCCATGTATCTATACCTAATAATCGTTGAGCACCGGATATAGAAACGGGTGCATCTTGTCCAAACCAGGATGTGACTTGACTTTCTGCAACAGGAGTGACAACAGGATATTGTGATACTTCGTTTGTTCTGAGTAAATGTCCTATACCTGCTGTGGGCAAACCTAAACTATCGTTGTATGATGCGTACCTGACACCCTCGTGAATCTTTAATTGGCATTCGTATGCCTTCATATTAAAATCTTTGGATATTACACTATCTGCTGGTGGATCGCCCTGAACCGATGTATTATTGGCTCCTGGATTTACTGCTGGTGGCGGACTAGCTGTTGCAGAATTGCCCGAACTGCCCGAGCCATCGTATGTCTTGGCATCTGGCGTCGTTGTAGGTGTATATCCGCTAATATTTGCAAAACTAAACTTCTCATGTTCTGGACATGGCTCGTAGGTGGGGAATCTAGAGATAGTGGTTTGTAATGCCTCGGAATTTCTCACAAACTTATCCTCTGGAGTGAATATATTCCAAAGGGTTAAATCAAATGTGGCTGATGCAGGGACTGCTTTATTGGCTATGTATATAATGTTATTATAGATAACTATATCGCCGGCATTATACGGAGTATTTGCCCTCCATGTCGGATATGTAACGGATGGTTTCCAGGTCGCCAAAATGTTGACTTTATCATTGAGCGGTTTTATTTCGGCGGGCGGCGCCGATCCAGCAGATAATGCGCCTTCGGCTGTTGCCGGATTTGCACTAGGTGCTGTAAATGAAGATGTACTGCCAAGCGATCCAGCAATGCCTGCATACGCGGCTAATAGATTTGCAGTTCCCGTTACGGTCAACTGGGCATCTATGGCTACATCGGATGCTGTTAGTAAAATACTATTAGCAGCAGCTTCTTGAATGTTTTGGCCGGCCTTTAAGTCTAAGTTAGCATCAGTACAAACAACAACACCAGTGATGCCAATAACCGAAATTGTTCCTGTCGAGCCAACTCTAATATTACCAATCGCTGCTACGTCGACCGCTGCCGAAGTTGTTATTCTTATACCTTGTCTCGAATTGTAATCTTGGCCACCGGCAACCGTTGTAACACTTAATGCATTACCAATGTTTATATTCATGTTATTGTCGGTCACAGTCAGGTATGCTGTATTTTTTGTGGTGCTCTGCCAATTATTAAGGGCTTGCATAACAATATTGCCACCGGCGCCGTTACCTTCACCCACATATTTCCATAAAGGTATAATTGAAGGCTTGGGAATATTATTTACATCATACGTGAATGTTGTCGTGTTTTCTTTTGTATCTTTGGCCGCCTTCATAAAAATATTTTGGCCGGCTTCAATATTAACATTTCTATCACCACGGATGTTAATGTCACGTTGCGCACGCATAGAGATATCACCGGCGCCAAAGATATCTATATTACCCCTTTGGTCCATTTGCACCCAGGCAGTGCCATCGCGATTAATTAAATACACAAAACCGTTTGTTTCATCTAATCTAATCTGAGCGCCCGTCTTTGTTGTTAGTTGAACATATTCGGATCCAGTGTCGTCATCCATGATAAACGAAGAACCACCCTTTCTTCTAATATTTTCAGGTGACGCATTACTATCTATGGGCGGGCCCGGTGTTAGTATTCCGAATACTTTACTGGGTGATTCTCGCCTGGCACTCGAGGTTGTTATGCCGCGGCTTTGATCAGTTATAAGGCCTTGATTTCCTAATCCTCGAAATTTTGTTCGCTGATATGGTTTTATTGCTCGGTCTGGCTGAGTTACGCCAGTATCCCATTTATTATATTCTGCTACAGGTATCGATTTTCCAGGATATTGCCAATTTTTTACACTAGCAGCCATTCCCGGAATCATATGATTCACGAATTGATTATATAACGAGCCAATCCATATACCTCTCGAGGGGTCACCGTTAATAAACATTACCAATACTATATTATTAATATCCGGCGGAATCATCCACATTCCGTATGAAGTCTGTGTGCCTTCGAACGATTGAATATTAGCTTCGCTAGTAGTATCGACGTTTGTCGCGCCCGCAAATGGCGAACAATAATTGGCTATAATCCACCCATTTGGATCATCGGGTGGCGAACCAAATTCTGGAATCCACACTCGTATTCTTCCATTTTTTTGTATGTCTTCTACATCTTTTATGTAGCCCATGAATACGCCAAAATTTGTCGGCAATCTTCCGGCAGGCTGAAATGTATCAGTTTTAGTTGCCGCTGACGTTCTTGCAGTAGTGTTGAGGTATGCCATTATCCTGCCGAAGGATTATTTCTTGCTATTTGTTGTAATGCTGTAAATCCTTTATCTGGAGGAATATTAGATGCTAATGCTGCACTTGGATTATTTCCACTAATTATATTTTGAACATCACCTTTTAGGTCTCTCAATGTAGCTACCTGGCCGGGTACCGTTATGTCGCCCATAAGTCTTTGTGTTTTTGTCGGCAATGCGGTTGCAGGAAAAAGTTCCGTATCCAGTCTTATATTTTGAAGTGCCATTTCTTTTAAGAATTTAGATAGATCAAGTACAGGATCTAATATACATTCTAATTCCTGACTAAACTTACCCATTTCAAATTTGCTTATAATTCTTGTTACTTTGTATACACCACTAAATGTTTCAACTTCATCAAATGGATCAACCGATCCTGTAACCTGATTATATATTTTAGGTGTCCTAAAACGAAGAACAATAAAATTGTCTGTACCCAATATATTAACGGAATCTGTTTTTTTATGAGCATGTTTAATATCATATATTGCGGCAGCTACATCAAATTTACCATCATCTGTTTGCATATTTAATCTGGATGGCAATACCGTAGTCTCTAAGCCAATACTTCTGGGGAATAACCAAAATGGATCTCCCTTAACATTAATTTTTATACTTTGAAGACTGGCATCTAGTGTTGAATATAATGCTGTTGCAAAAAGGCTAGATGTCCTTGCCCGGCCTGCATTACTTGCAGCATCGGTGCCAACGAAATTATTTTCCTGTGGAGCCTCTCTGAATGGAACAGGTCTTAATTTTCCTTTTCCAACAGATTGAGCAATCGCCTTCGCCTGTTCTACAGTTGCGGGATTAACATTTACATCTGATACAAACTTATAGCCATTTATTGGTTGAACTAACCCGTTTGCATTTGTCGCAGCCTGTTTTAATGCTTGGGTTGACCCATTTGCTGCGATACCGCCTGATTTTTGAGCTGCTGTTGTAAGAGCTATTCTCTGCGGTTTCTTAGCATTCTCAAGGAGTATAGTGTATCTTTCCCGTAGTATTGGATCTAAATTTGTAGCGGTTTTAAGGGCCGCCACCGATTTGGCTACTTCCGCATCAACATTTATGCCTGGTTTACCACTATTGATAAATTGCAGGGTTTTTCTGACATTTTCTGTTGCTGTTTTATTTTCTTCTTGTTGTTTTTGATTAACAATACTCTTATCTTTCAACGCACTATCATAATATATGCCACCAAATCTTGATATGGCGGCCGCGAATGAATAATTCATACTAAGATCTAATGAAATAATTTGATCATTTAATCCGGTGAATATATAATTATATCTCTTTTGTAGAATTTTTTTCTTTACAAGTTCGTGCATTCTTATTCTAGCAGCACCCTCGGTTTCAGCAGTCTGGCCGGTCTGGGCGGCAGTGGCATCTAGTACGCCTATTTCATATTTTACAATAAAAACAGTTATTGCCAAGGCATTATCCTGTCTTTGTGAATCAAATGCTATGGGTTTTGTTTCAGTCACAATTCGCCAAAGTTTTTTCATTTGGTCTTTTTCTTTATTTGGTGTATTAGGTTCAGATGAAGGAGTATCAGATCCTTGTATCTTCTCCTGAAATTCGTCTGTGGTACCCAATAATGAATCGATAATCTTATCCATACCTGTGTTTGCATTGAATGTGGCGGTTTTCTTACCTAAATCAAGAAAATCGCCACCTCGTTTTGTGTCCTCGGTATCAGTTGGTCTGATAAGTGGAAGACCAACTAAATCTTGATCTACTATAATACGGTAGGTGTCCGGAATACTATAATTATCAATTAATTTTTCATACTGATCTGCATTTAATTTATCTTCCAATGCATCCATGGCGGACCCAAATGTAGATAAGTTTTGTAAAATCAAATTACTTTGAATACTAAAACATGCATTTGTTTGGGCTATTTCGTCGTAATTTATTCCGTCAAATTCATATCTTGTACCCACGTTGGTTACATTAATTTTTGCACTAGTAAGTCTGATCGGCCATACCCATTTTAATCCGGCCAATGGTCCACCATTGGCCTCGCCCGATACGGGATCGCGACCTCTGAATTCTAATTGTAAGTAACATGGCATTACTATCCAATTGCCAACACCTAATGCTTGAGCTTGATAAAACATTTTGTCAATAAGGCCTGCGCCGGCCGGTTCTACAATTTCAAATTTAAATTGAACCGAGGTCCCTGTTCCGCTCTCCGCTGAAGGACAGGCTATACTATTAATTTGCACCTTATCTATGGTTAAATCTGATACACCACTTTCAGCAATAATTGTTTGAGCTGATTGGTCAAGCACGGCACCGGTTTTTGCAGATTCAGTGGAAGTAATAAATAATTTCCAATGATATGTATAGACATTAAAGTTATCTAATATATTTGGTTGAAAATCAAATATAATTGTTTCAGACGCCGATGGTACGACATTTGCATCATCATGGAAATATGCACTAGCCGGGGTTAATCCGCGACCTCCACCAACCTGATTTACTATACGGGGGTCATTTTCGCCGCTGCCGCGACCAGCGCCTGCAGTTGATTGGCCTGTAGCTGCATTAAATGCCTTAGTGGCCAGGAATTTTGTACTTTCAATCGGAGTCTTCGCATATGTAATTGCGTCTGACATGAAGCTTTTATCTGCCATTATTGTTTCAATATATTGCTAGGGACATAAATTTCTAATCCTGCAACAAAATCGTTAATAGGATCAGCCATTAGATCTGGATTTCTAAGACAAAATACCCACCATAATTTGGGAGTACCATATTCTTGTTGACTTAATAAGTCCGGTCGTTGATTAAATGCCGGCGGAATTATAATAATTTTATCAAAATCGTTTGTAGGCACTTGTCTGGGCACCCATAAATCGAGATACCAATTTTTAATTGGTGTCAATGAATATTGACTAGTATTTTTAGAATTCTGAGCCATTAGATATAACCCTTATTCAATAGTTTGCCTTGTCTAAAGAGATCAAGATTAAATTCGTTTCGCACCTTAATAGGAATGTATTGTGTATCCATTTCTAATGAAACACTTAAATGT